TTCCAATACACACAGAACTTCGCAACATCTGCCCCCACATTTTCAATGAGGGTGAGCAAGTCGCTTGATTGGGCTTCGGTGATTATGGGACCATCATTTTTTTTACCAGCGCCCCGGCCATCGTCGTCTTGGTCTTTAGCGGCAAGGCCGGTGATGGCTAAAAAGGTGTAGCGCTCTAGATAGGAGCTTGCCGAAGAAATAGCTTGTATGGAATTTTTCCCGCCTGAATCATCCGGGGCGGACATGAGAGACGTTGATTTTTCATAGCCTAGCTCATGAGTAAGAAAGCAGGACACTTGAACTTTGTTTTCCGGTTGCGAATATTCCCAGCGCGTTGACAAGCCATACTTGGAAAGCAAAGGGGTAACGGTATTAACAATCTCGCCAAGCTCGGCATGCTTATATTCGGTTGTGCCTTTTGACGTGGTATATTTGACGTGTTTTGTCTTGAGGATAACAATAGCCTCTTTTTTAAAGTCGGATACGGCTCTGAAATAGGCTTTTTTAGCTTCGTTTTCTTCCCAACGCAATTGCAACTCAAAAAGCTGTTGCATCGCCTCAATTGATGCCCCTGTCTCTTGCGCACGGGCAATCAGTGCCATAGGAGTAATTTGGGCTTGGATTACGGTCACATCATTCTCCATTATTTTCCTCACTTCCATCGTCAAGTGGTTCATTTTGGGGGTCGCTGTTCCACCCGGTGATATTTCTATGGGCCTCTTTGCGCTGTTGCTGGTCAAACCATTCAAGTTCAGGGTTGTTATGGTCCAGGTTCATTTCTGTTCCTTGTGCCCACTTAGCATACGCGAGAGATTTCTACCCACTGCTCACCGGCACCAGCCAAAGGCTTGACAAGGTATTCAGTCCGGCCAAAGTTCTGCCTTGCGTCCATGACTTCAACTTCAATCTTGATTTTTTCCATTGTGATTACTGCGTTGGTCCCGATTACTGCCATCATTTCTTTTGTGGTCATTGGAAACCCCTTTTAACAAGACTAGCTGCATTTGTAAGTAAACTATAACAACAACTACGCTAATAGTCAACAAAAAACTACAGGATTATCCCTAATTCATCGGCCAAATTTGCCGCCTCTTGTGTCATCAGATTACCGACATTTTTAGCCCTGAGAACGGCTGCACAGATGGCATCTTCCTTGCTAATACCCCTCCCGCTAAAATAACGGGAATCCTGGAAAGACAACATTGCTAAAAAGACATCCCCATCCAGTGTAGCATGGGCCGGTGTTTCGATCTTAACGGTGCCAATGCTCCGCCCATTCAACACAATGTTTTCCTCAACGTCTGCCCGTGGTGCCGATGGTTCAAATGTGATGTTCATAACGCCCCCTTTATTGTGTAAAATACCCACTCCAAAGCCCGATAAAGACCGTAGAATGCTATCGCCGCCATAAACCATGCTGCTATCTCTATTGCAAAGTCCCGTGCGCTCATTTTCCCGCCCCCTGCACCGGATATGCCGGTTTCATTTTGCCCGATCCGTCGCGCTGGCATCCATCAAACGACATACCGACAACCAGAAGAACAATCGCCAGGACCACCAACAGTATGTCGTTGCCGCTTGGCCGCTCTTGGCTTCTCATTTTTTGCCACTCCAAATTCATTGGGGTTCCTTTCTTTTTGCTTTTAGACAACGTCCGCTACCCCTATTCGATTTGCAAGGCCGCAGCTCATTTTGTCACCAGCCTTTCAACGCCCCCGCATTCGTCAAAACGGTAGAAATTACGGATAAAGGTTAACTGCTCTTCCGTGGGGTTAATGCGCGCGACAGCAAAAGCATGGAACAGTAATTGTGCGGCTATACGGTTGTCAACCCTGGCCGTAAGACTCCCACACCAAAGAGGCCATGCTGAATAGTCCAGGGAAGCACCGTTCAGGGAAGCACCGTCCAGGGAAGCACGGTTCAGGGAAGCATAGTCCAGGGAAGCACCGTCCAGGGAAGCACCGTTCAGGGAAGCATAGTTCAGGGAAGCATAGTCCAGGGAAGCACCGTTCAGGGAAGCACCGTTCAGGGAAGCACGGTTCAGGGAAGCACGGTTCAGGGAAGCATAGTCCAGGGAAGCATAGTTCAGGGAAGCATAGTCCAGGGAAGCACCGTCCAGGGAAGCACCGTCCATGGAAGCATCGTTCAGGGAAGCACGGTTCAGGGAAGCACCGTTCAGGGAAGCACGGTTCAGGGAAGCATAGTCCAGGGAAGCATAGTTCAGGGAAGCATAGTCCAGGGAAGCACCGTCCAGGGAAGCATCGTCCAGGGAAGCACGGTCCAGGGAAGCATAGTTCAGGGATACTCCTGTGTTAACAGCGTGTAAAACCAGTTCGCGCAAATTCATTTCGCCCTCAACAATTACATTGCCATTCCATCTGTTTAATATTTGTGTCATTTTAAAACCTCCCATGATTTTATTTATGCTACCCAAAATGTACCATCCTCTAGGGTTTCGACCTCTATTTCCGTATCGTGGCGTATATCAATATATAGGACCTGCATATTGTCTGTTATCCCCTTGGCCTCAACAGCTTTTTTAAATTCTGCCCAAGTCATTTTGAACCTCCTTAATGGCGTAATAAAAAATTCTTTAATGCTGCGTGGCATATTTCCGACCGCGTTTTACCCGTTCCCGTCCCCGTACCCGTTCCCGTCCCCGTCCCCGTCCCCGTCCCCGTACCCGTTCCCGTCCCCGTCCCCGTACCCGTTCCCGTCCCCGTCCCCGTACCCGTTCCCGTTCCCGTTCCCGTTCCCGTTCCCGTTCCCGTTCCCGTCCCCGTACCCGTTCCCGTTCCCGTACCCGTTCCCGTACCCGTTCCCGTTCCCGTACCCGTTCCCGTTCCCGTCCCCGTACCCGTACCCGTACCCGTACCCGTAGGATGTTTGGCTATTTTCGCCTATGAAAGTTTGCCGACCCATGCTGCCTCCCTGCACCTGATATGCATAATAGCCGTGAGTGGGTTATATTCAATCGTGGGGCAGAAATCAAGTACGGTTTTTAAAGTGGGGCCGTCATCGGCTATTTCACCCAAACCTTTAGTAGTGCCCCATACCCGGATATGAGCCGCATTGCTAAGGCTGAAATCCCCCCCATCGGTAACAGATCGGTATCCGACTGCGATCCACCCACGTTGAAGCACAGCAATGTAAATATTGCCCGTCACTTCACTTCGATTAGCTAATAAAGTATCTTTACGCACGTATTCTACTTCATCAATTTTGATCGTTTCAGGCTTCATTTGTTGTCTCCTTTATTTTGTGGTATGTTCCATTAAATACAGCAATAATGCCAAATGGCAGGTTTCTGATCGTGTTTGGCCGGTTTTTGCAAGAACGGCTTGCAGAACTGACTCGGTTACATCGTCAATCCTGGTACCGATGGAGTGCTTTCTGGGTTGTTCGTATCGCTTTGTCATGGGGTTTCCTTTGCCAGTTTTTTAACCAGCGGTCGGAACAAAGCATTTACAGAAGTGCGCAAATGGTATGCCCTGTCGCTGATGATTTGCTTTTCTGCCTTTGTCACCCGAATACTAATTGTTTCTGTTAATGGTGCTGTTTTCATTTTGTCACCTCCTTTTCTGTTTATTATGATTTATTGTTTATCATTTATTTTTTATGTTGTCAACAAGAAAAAATAGTGTTACCGTAAATCATATTTCAGGAGGAGGTGCCACCTATGGGTGCTTATGACGATTATTTAAAAAGTCCTATTTGGGCAGCCAAGAGACAAGAAGCTTTAGCGAGAGATGGGGAAAAATGCCGTTTTTGTTACTCTAGCAAATCTTTACAAGTCCACCATAGGCATTATCCAAAGGTATACGGCGAAGAACCTTTAGCGGATTTAATTACCTTGTGTGGGTTGTGCCATGAGGTGTTCCATCTCCAGCGCGAGATAACGCAGCAGTCTTTTAGAAAAGAATCTAAACAGCCTAAAAAACAAACAGTGTCTACCAAAAAAAATAGAAGTGAGAAAAAACAAATCAGGGCAGCAACAAATGCCCAAAGTTGGGCGGCATTTAAAAAACTGAAAGAGATGGGGATAATTGAAAACACTAACCAAATTCCGAGGCTTTCAATAATAGCTTGGAAAATAAGCGAGTGCCAGGGGAAAGTATTTGACCCGTTGGCTGGTAAGAGATATTTCCAACGCATCGTTGCCGAGTTTCTTTCACTGAATAATATTGATTTGTCTATGAAAGCGATAAAAAACTAACCGGTCGGTACTTGACAGGTAAAACAAGGGCCACATGGGGAGGTACCATGCAGCCCGCTCAAATAGAGTCCAAAGGAGGTAAGTTTTTTAGTTTGCAGAAGAAACGGTTTTCAATTCGGCCAGCGCCGTAGAGAATTCCGTCAGCACACTGGAGTTGTCCGTTCCGCCGGCGGATACAATCATACTATTGATCGCCGTGAAATTGGTCTGAAACGTAGCGGCCAGGGTCGCCAACTTGGTCCCGTCCGGGGCCGCATTCGCCGCCGTGGCATCCGCCAGCAATTGTGCATATTCCTTTTGGGCGGCCAGCGCCAGGGTATAAGCCTCTTTTGCCGCCGTGCAGTATGCGGGTTGAGCAACGCAGATTGCGGTGATAGATAAAGACCCCACCGGTTTCATCAACGTCCCGGTGATGGTGTTGATCTTCGTGGCCACGGCCAGTATTTTTGTATTGGCGGCCGTTACCTTCGTTTCGATGTTTGAAACGGTAGTGTTATTGCCAGCGCAACCACTAAGCGATAGGAGCAGCAGGGGGAACAGAAACAGTCTCTTCATTGGTATTCTCCTTTTTTCCAGTTAATGCCTCTATAATTTGGGATGATCCGGGTACAACTACATTAATCTTGGCCTCTGCCGCCTGAATAACTGGGGCTGGGAGAGACGCTATTGCTTGTCGAATCAGTTTGATGTAATGGCACCATCCATTCTGTGGGACATTTGGATCATTGCCCCACTGTTCCGATTTGATGAATGCCAGAGCCAGGGGAATAATTACGGTGGATGCAATCCATTGTGCCCCTTTCCATACAGTTTGCCAATCTATTTGGCTGATGAACTCCATTTCAAGCTCCTTTCAGTCGGTCAATATAGACCTGGATATTGTGGTCTTCCGGGTTAATAATTTCGTGGTCATCGTCTTTCAAAATCATAGCCGGTTCGCATTTTTGGTTAAAATTTATAGCCGGGGTCATAGGGACAGGATCATCGTCACAAATTATGCGGCTGTGAAGCAATTCAGGACCGTTGGTTAGGCGTGAGTATACTCTGGGGCAGCCAAACGTCACCACGGGGCAGACAAGAGCTTCTGCGGCTAAAACAGCTATTGCGCCCCCAAGAGAATGGCCGGTGATATAAAACCGTTCGCCTTTTAGGTATTCAATCCGAGGCCAAAGTATTTTAAAGGCCGAGACAAACCCAGCATGTGCAGGAAAACCTGTAGGACTTTCCACAGTAAGGATATTGAAATCTCGTAACCAATTCTGAGTATTGGCCGAACCTCGAAATATCAACACTAGGGCTTCTTCCCGTTCGAATATCCCGTAGCGGAGATCATCCACATCAACCCATCCATCCCCGCCTACGTATGATTCTTGGCAGAGCTTTGCAAAGTCGGTGTATGTCACTCCTTGCCTCCTTTTAATGTTTCAAGCGCCGCTTTTTTCTGAGCCTCACGTTTGCACATATCGCAAGTCCCACAATCATAACTTGCTAGAACATAACCACGGGTTTGCCAACAGTATTTTGTCCTCTCCATGCCCTCACCTCAGTTCTATAACCAAAATCTCCAGTTAAGGGCGTCTATGTAGGCGTGAAGGTCAGACAACATACGGCGTTCCGTTATAGTTCGTCAACCTGGCATACCACGAGTGCCGGAATTGAGACTGTGACGGATCATTGGCGATGATGTTATCATAATACGCCTTTGCTTGGCTATTGCATTTCGCTATCAGGTCCGGGCCGTGCTGGGCATTTACAGCCGCAATCGTGGCAGGGCCTATCACTCCATCGTCCGTGACCCCTGCGGCCCTCTGTAGCCACCTTTTAGCGACGCCACCACAGTTTACATATTTGTCGAATACCCATTTTGCAACAGCCTGGTCAATAACATCCGCCAGAGGCCCAAAAAAATTCACCCGGTAAAACTCTTTAACAAGGTTTTGTGTTGTTACGTTTTCTGATAAAACCCTATTTAGGTGGGCTACCCAACTCCAATAACTTCCGGTGTTATAGGTAGGCGGGTCAAGCAAAGTTTTTTTTGTGTTGTCGATTATCTGCCAGCCGCCCCACTTCGGCCAGTTTTTACGGGAAATGCCTTTGTACGTTTCCCCTCCTTTATCATCCGGGTTGTTGGAATAACCACCTTCTTTCCCCATCGTGTTGCCAAAGCACTTATCAAAGTCACTCACGTTGCGCCATCCTTTCTATTGTTTGGGTTCCAGGGGCAACCTGCACACTGCCACTTGGTACCATGCCCCCTTCGTGCTGAGAAATGGGGGCAATGCCAATTCATCTGCGTTTTTGCTTGAGCAAAGAGATACATTTGGTAGCCTCTTGGTTACTGGACGTATCAGAAGACGCGAAACATGCCGTTTGTCTGGGTATATTTCGAAGCATATAAAACGGGGCAGAATATGTCAAGGATGGAGTGCAACCGGCTCCTAGGCAGTACAGGGTTGAATAGCATGCCGCGTCTCCAGCGGTACACGTCAAAATGACTTGCTGGCTCGACTGGTATCGGCCCGACTTGTTGGCTGAGGTTGTGGGCGGAATAGCCCCTCCTGTGCTGCCGCTTCCACTTGTGCCAAGGACTGCCCCATCGCTCCCGTGCATAAGCGCACCCCATGTAATATTTGAGCGAGCGGCGCTTGTTATGTCAGTCAATGGTGCTATGGTGCTTCCTATTACAGTGGCACCAACGGCAATTGAGTTTTGTCCAATGGCCGAAGAACTGCTTTTCAAAGCAACATCCCAAACATCCCCGTAAGTATATGATAAAATAGTTGTGCTGCTAAGAGTCATTTTATCTTCAATATTTAATAAAGGGTCAACACATAAAAGATTATTGGTGTTAGGACATTCCGAGTTACTGAAATTGTAGACTAACCCGTCTTTTTCATCTCTAATAATGGGGTGTGTGCCTGTATCACCGCAAGCACCGGACCCATTCCCGTCTCCGCCCCCATTGTAATAAAAATTAGAATTTCTGTAGCCAGACAGCCGGAAATAATCACCCAAAAATATATTATTCCGTCCTGTATATGTTTCACCACCCGTGCATGTGGTATCATCACCTTTTACCATTACTGCACCACTGCCCGCACTATAAACAGTGCTATTGATCATAGTATTTTTGCTACCCGCAACCGTAAAATGGAATAGCACCGCAGTACCTTGTGCCCGGCAATTGTCTCCGCCAGCATTATAAAGACTTGATGTTGTATTGGATAAAGGATTACCATTGAAATAATCACAATTCCCTATAACAATAGTGTTTTCAACCACGGTTGGCGCTGATGATTTTATCCCATTTCCAGCGTTGCCTTCCATCCGGCAATTAATTACTGAAAGCGTCCCCCCTTGATCACCAGCAAGATAAAGCATATCAAGCCCGTCTTGGGTATTGTGTGAAAATTCAGAGTTAGTTATTACCCAGTTGCCACCAGTGAGATATGTACCTATCCCGTCGCTGTATGCGTTGCCTTCCTCTTGCCCAAAACATCCATATACAGCTTTACCGGGGTAGGTCTCACCACAGCCGTTATAGGTAAAATGGCTATTGCTTATGGTGATTGTGCCCGAATTGGAAGAATCGGTCCCACTTCCTATAGCCCCATGACCCACGTCTCCATCCCATCCGACGTTCCCATTTGCATGAAATATGCACCCGTCTACAGTCGGGTTTGTAAGCCGCCCCGCGTGAATACCCCCAGTTTCCATTCCGTGAATATTTAAATCCTTGATAGTCGTACCAGTGCTATCTGTCCAGGCAAGACCGTAATCACCATGATCACCAAAAGGATACGCCGCACGATTACAGGCAGAAGCATCTATCCCCGCCTTGATACAACCAGAATGATCCGTTATTTCTAGGTACTGGACAAGTGTGTTGTTGCTCCCTGCAAGATTGATTACCTGAGCCGCTCTTTGGGTCGCCCATAGTTCGGGCGGCGGCGTGGATTTGGTATCGTAATTTTTACCCAGGATTCTTGTGGGGTGTGTGGAGTCTGTACCGGAGGGAATTGGCGGAAGTACACACGCATAGGCCCAGGCAGAGTTGCATGATCCTGTATTGGGCGCGCCATAGCCCATCATGTAGGAGCCGGAAGCGATAATAACGGTATCGCCGCCGGAGATGGACCACGTGCCACCACCCAATCCGTCAACTGTAGCGAGCCAATAAGGATGGCTTACAGCACAGGCTTGGCCGGTGCCACTACCGGGATAAGCCGCATCGGCAAGACCGGTGCATTGACTGCTCGTACCACCGTCCGTGCGGACGTACCATGTATTTGAGGCAAAAGACAGACTAGGACACAACACCAGTATAAAAAAAATAATGTATCTCATGTTATAGCCCCAGTATGAAGTCATCAAGATGATTGCTGGTGAATGTTTCCCTAAACCCAGAGTAGCCCGTTGAAATATCAGAATCCGTAACGGTCGATATCAAAGTCCCATTTTTATATGAAGTCAGGGTTGTCCCATTTGCACACAGCTTTAAAATATCTCCCGTAGTGGCAGAAATATCAGATGTAAGGGATGTTTCAGTGCTAGCTACCCTTTTTTTAATAGAAAAGTTGTTCGCCGATAGCCAATACAAGGTATCCGTCGATGAATTTATTCTTACCGCTGGGCCTGTTAACCCGCTCACAACCGAAACTATAGTCACTGTTGCGCATTGATCCGCGCCTGACCATCCGGTGTAGTAGGCTATATTTTGGCTAGTATCAGTGCTACCCTGGACATATCCGCTCACAACCGAAACGCTAGTCGCATATGAGGGGATAGCCCATAGGCCGCCGCTCACCGTGGGCAGAGCGCCATCGCTGTATGTGAATGAATCAGTGTAAGACGGGGACCCCCCACCAGCCCCCACTCCGGTGCCACTCAAGGCCACCTGCTGCCGGGGGAAGTTAGGGGCTGAGTAATTGAGATACCCGGTAAAACTGCCTGCCGTTGAGGGCGTGAATGATACGGTTTCCGTGCAACTGGCCATCGAAGCAAGATCAAAAGGGTTAGAACCGCATGTCCTGGATGTTTCGCTAAACCCTGTGCCCGTGACGGTCAGAACAGCCTGCTCCCAAACGCCTAAACCTGTTGAGGTAAAGGTGAAAACTTTTGTCTTAGACCCACCCGTCGAGACGTTACCAAAGGACCACGAGGTTGGAGACACAGACACACTTGTGGTTATGTCGGTGTATTGAACTGCCGTGGTACCACCCCACCCAAAATGCCAGCCGCCCCATTGCCAGGCCTGGGCGGGGATGGCGCAGGAGATCATACAAGCCACACAGAACGCCAATACTTTGTTTTGCATACCCTCCTCCTATTTCCCGATGGCAGAAATGGTTCCATCCCAATCAACTACTAGCTTTGCGGGGGCACCAGCCCCATTAATTGTATTAAACCCAGGCAATCTGACAATATCGCACTTAGCACCCGCTGCGTACAAAAGGTGGCGATCACCTTTAATTACCCACGTTGTGGTGGCCAAGGTATACGATTGTATAATGCCAACAAACGCCATTATACCGGACCCGGCAGAAGATTCTATACGTAAGGCATATCCTACGTTTTTGTTATATACGCCATCTACTCCAAAATCATAACTACCACTCAAAGAGGTATTTAACGCTACGTTAGTATTGCCCCCTGTATAAGTCATTCCGGTGATCATATTTGCTGTGGTAAAGGTATGCACCACACTTGCAACGTTACTATAAATATTGACAAAACTGCCTAATGTCGATCCCACACTAGTGTTAGTTTCTCCAACGCTCTTCAATTCTACCGATGGATACGGAGCAGAATACGCAAGGGTGCCGGTAATAGGAAGGTCGGTATCTAACACCGTGATGAGGTTCCCAGATTCAAGTTTTAAATAATCATAAATAGTATAAAAATCATTTGACCTTATTTGAATACCAGTCATATACCCCGACAAATCCACAACGCATGTATAGTATGTGTCGTCATTTGGTTTAAATTGATTTGTTGAAACGGTGACACCATACACAGGATCAGAAGCCGACAACCGGACTAAACCATAACTACCCTCTGAATAATTATCTATTATCGCCACAGCTCCGTTAGTATAGCCTCCGCTGTTGTAAAAAGTTAAATCAACAGCGTAAACAACATTTGCCGATGTTGTGGGTTGTGACCCACCTGTTTGGCCCGCGTTTCCAGTGCCTGTAAAATCGTTTTCTTTTATGCTTATGCTTCGGCCTTTTATCAACCCGTATATAGCGTTTTTTTCATTATACATAATAATGTTGTTTCTAATAATTAGCTTGTTAGTTTCTCCCGTGTATGTTCCTACAGTATTCCCGATATATATAGCGCTACCACCGTTCTGGAAAATAACAGAGTTTTCGATAGTACCAAAGATAAGGCCATACGGGGCGTAAATAGCATGATCTTTAAACCCAGATATTTTGCAATTATTTAAAAAAATGGGTTGACCGCCATCTGTATGGGAAATACCGTTTCCACCGGCAGCTTGAATATCACCAAAAATCCCGATACCATCAGCGTACAAACCGTGGGAAAAAACCGAAATAGCTTGCCCCGTGGTTATAACAGATCCCGTGCATTGAGTTTTGTAAGTACTGTATTTGTTGGTGGTACTCCCCGGCACAGTGTCTGCCCTATCCATAAAAGGAAGTGTTGGTATTCCTTCTCCGTAAAGTTTAACAGTATAGGCATTGATAGCCGTGGTTGTATAATAAATACCGGTAGGAAGGGTCATTTTAAGGATGTGGCTGTCGTTGCAACTTGTAAAAGCTCTTTGCAGCGCGACCCCGTTGTCAGTCGTTGCGTCGCCCACCGCCCCCCACCATTGAGGATTAGGGTTGACACTGGTATTGGTGAAAATTATTCGCCCTGTACCACCAAAAATCTGATACGTTCCCGCAGTGAAAGGCTCCGAGATTCTTAATGTGGTTGTGTTGTTTATGCGCCCGCCTGGGTGGTAAAATATCTGAGCCCCACAACTGTGAACTGTGGCTGAAGAGATATTGCTTTGCACGGCAGAAAGAGCCGAAGTCACGTGGATAGGGTAGCTCTGGGCGCATGCAGCGGCCATAGTGGAAGGACCAGGGATTAGCACCCCATTTACTTCGTATTGTATCGGCCCCGTAAATTGTTCAGTATATGTGCCATCAGGCGTAAAACATCCCGTGGAGTTTCCAAATGCTGTTACACCTGATGGTGCTTGCCCTGTGGGACATGAAGTACCTGTATTTAACAACGATGTTGCGGTCCGAGAATTTCCGACAATACCCGATGCAAATGTTTTAATTCCATATAAAGTTTCATTACCTTGAGTATGGGCAAATTGGCTATTAGCTGCTTTTTTTGCAGTGGACCCATCAAGAAACAAGACACTACCAGATGGATTAAGAGGTATGTTCGCCATTGGCCGATCATTCCACCATTCAACAAATGGAATAATGCCTGCGGATGACATTGTTGCTGACATTATCACAAGCATCGGTATTAAAGATAATTTTGTCTTCATATTGTTACCTCTTTATTTGTGTGAGAAAAAAGCTACTATATAACTAGCCACCACGGTTGCAACGGCTAGAATGATATTGTGTTTTACTTTTGATCCATCATTTATTGGTGCCATTTCCAAGGCACGTATGCGAGTGAATAAAATATCGTTATCTCGACGTAATTCAATTAATTGCTCGCCTTGAGCAGCTATTTTTTCAGCAACATTGACAAATCTATCGAGCATGACGGAAATATGTTTTAGAGTTGATGCATGCTCGCCTAAGATGCCTTCCTTTGAACACGTCTGATGTCCTGGTCCCATTTTATTCGCTCCCATCATTAAAAGCACAGTTAGCGCAGAGTTTTTTTATCATAGCAACTTCTTCCATTGATTCGTTATGTCGTTCGGCAGAGCGCTGGTTTTCTTCTTGTCTCATGGATATAGCAGCGTCGTGAGTTTCTTTTATCAGTCTCGATTGCCTTTCACCTTCAACACGTGTACCTTTTTGGAGGATCGCAAGAGCTATGAGTTGGATACATGTCTGTGATAACCAGTTTTGCCATTCAAGTACCGTATGGGGGAGTTGGAAGTATAGAGGGATGACGGCAATAGCGGCGAATGCGATGATCGCCTCATTTGTCCCGAGTGCATCCGTTATTTTTTCAAAAAAACGGTTTATCATTCGACTTCCACCACGGAATTATTGCCTGTCTGCCCAAAACAGCCGGTGTAGTTATAAAACAAATGGTCGTCATTGATAACCGTTGATTTTTGTGACCCTGATGCCACGGGTTGTGCAGGATAAAGAGATTTATTTGAAGTATTCATATATCGTACTTGGCACGTCGCAGCCCCATTATAATTCATATTTGCCCATAGCCACCCAGTTGTTGGGACGGTGTGAGAAAAATTGTCAGTTACTAAAAAAGTTTTTAAGGAACTGGTAGCTGCCCCTTGGATTGGGCCATTAAGGCTTTCTCTCATAGCATAATCTCTTGCATATGAGCTGCTGCAACAGACCAATACAACTAAAAAAATAAATAATCTCACCTTAGCCCCCTTTTTATCCTTGATATACTTAAATCATCTGATATACTGTCAACATAGTTAATTAACTTTTGGAGGTATTTTATGAAAACGCTTATTATTGCCATGGTGCTGCTTTCCGCTTCTTACTCGTTCGCCGATGAATGGACTAAAACAGATACAGGGTTGCAACTGCTTTACACCGGGCTCCATGTCATCGACTGGGGCCAAACCGCCCATGAAGCAAAAGAGGGCTGGCATTTCCGGCACGAAACTAATCTTATCCTGGGGGGTGGCCCCAAAGAATCTACTGTTCATATTTATATGGCCTCCACTCTTGTTGGGCATGCTGTTATTAGTTATATCTTGCCTAAACCATGGCGACAAATTTGGCAAGGTGCCGGGATAGGCATTGAAGCATGGTGCGTCGGCAATAATTATCGCATTGGTATGAATGGGTTCTTTTAATTTGGCCCTATTGCTATAAAGGAGACGTTTATATCCGCTGCTGTATTCACCCCATTGAATGATGCTATTTCGGCAATTGAATTGGTATAAGATGAAATATGAGCGCTTACGGCGTACCCATTCTGCGGTGAGATAAGTGTCGCGCATACTGAGGGTGAACCACTAAATGGTACTGTGAAATTTACAGTATTATTGCCGGTGCTATTATGGGTTACAGTAAATCCAGACCCCGAAATAACGGCACCCGTGCCCCCATTATACATTCCTCGTATTATTTTAAGCCCCGTTTCAAGGGAGGAAGGGGCACCGTCTGATTTTGTCATTACATTGGCAAGGACTGTCTCAAGCGTAGAGATATTGGCATCGGAGACGTTATAGCCTTTTGTTGCCATCATCTGTGCGAATGCAGCAACAAAGGTAGAAACCTGAAAGGCTAATTTGTTGAAGCTATTCGATGCATAAATACCTGTTACCGCCCCGCCTGACCTTACAGTGTCAGTAGAGTACTGGCTGTCCGTGAGTTGGTTATTTGCCGAAGGGTTGTGTTGAAGGAAATTCGTTGAGCCTGGCATTTATTGCCTCCTTAATTTGTCCATGAGCCTATGTCGAAACCTGAAACAGTGCTGTTGTTTGAATCAAAACCGAAAAAAGTTGGCTCTGATGTATAACTCCAACTACCCTTATCAAAACCTGATACGTATCCGTTGTCGAGATCAAAGCCGAAAAAAGGGAGATCACCCAAGAGATAGATCATCTCTACCCCCTGTGGGCGGGGCACCACAATACCGTTACGAATGCAATCTCTAATTGTCTCGTTGAACGTCCCAGAAAGTGCAACGCTCATGGACATATTAAAATTATCTATTACCAGAATATTCCCACCGGGAAATAGGGTACTCCAAATGGCCTGGAGGCTCGATATTTTCCCATCCCAGCTATTTTGTGCCATTTTGGCTTTTAAGATAATCTGATAATCTTCATCGTCCAATACTGGGTTGCCATTTGATGGAGTGAAACTAAGCTGCCGAGATTGACCTACAATCACCCCAAGTATATCTTGCTGTGCACCGACAGCATGATCAATATCAAAAGCCGTGCCGATGCTTTCAGCGCAATTTTGGCCGTCTTTCAAAACCTGCAATAAAGCAGTCAACATAGCCTCATATTTAGGCTTATCTCGATATTGCGAGGTAACCAAGCCAATGTAATATGAAAGAGGATTGCTCATACCTTTGTGACCGAGATATAAGACGATTGAGTTTGAGCCGCATGATTATAGGTGATGGACATATTCCCTGCCGATTGGCTGCCTGTAGATGGTCCAATTGTTAAAAGATCAATTGAGAATACAGGATTGAGGATAGAAGTCATCACCGCCATAGCTGCGGCATACAGGCCCGAAAGTGTAACATCCTCACCAATGCCCAAACTGTTGAGATATGTTACTATTGCGGTTTGGATCGTAGCCAAATAGGAATCAGTCCACCCCGTCAATGGGTGCACCTGGATAAATGAATAAACCTGTGTATATGCCAAACGGTAAAAACCAACAGTTACCGACAAACCAGAATCCGGGTCGTTTATGGCTACGTCATAAGTGCCATTAGGAGTGCATCCAGGGCCTTTATTCAGGTAAATAGCCATAGCGATAGCAGAGTCCGTGCCGCCCTCTACAACTGCCGTGATAGAATGCCCTGGGGTCCCGTTTGAATCGGTCGTGTCTGTGAAATTCTCATATACTTCTGACCGAGTTACGCCAGAAAGGGTAGATATAGCGCCCTTAGTCCCTGTTAGAAGGGTCGAGGATGGGAGTGCTGTACTGAGCGCCTGTCTGCTTCTTACAGCGCTGTCCTTTTCAACAGGCTGCCCGGCAATAGCAGTATCAGTGTTATTGACAGTCAACCATCCAATAGTCGGGGTGTTTATCTGGTTTATAGTATTAGCTGCGGCCTGGATAGCCCCTATGGTTTGGCATGTTGCGGTGGTTGTTGAATTACCGCTTGAATCGAAAGAAACATCTGTCGGAAGAGTCCATTTATAAGTTCCATCACTGGCTACGCAGTTTTTTATAATCGAATTAGCTAGCCCTGTTAGGATCAACGTACATGTCGAATAAGACGGGACTTTACGAGTTATCCCGTTTATTTTTATAACCCCATCAAGACCTGACCCAACAGCAGTAGACGGCCCACGGTTGTTGTAAGCCAATTGGACTGAACCCATAGCATCATTTGCCAATAAGGCAAATATTGATAGCATTTGGTAGTCAGCCGAATCAGTACCTAGATAAATATCGGTGCCGTAAATGCTCTGCGTTGACGCCACGAGATAGTCAATTATATCGGTGTATGCGGGAAGATGAAGGCCGGAGG